AGAACCCAAGGAATTCGGCCACGGTTTGCTCAAAAACAAGGTTGAAGCGCACAAGGTCCTGGTCATAAATCGCAGGATCTAACTCACAGCGGGCCAACTCAATTCCGAACTCCGATCCATTGAGCGCAGTCGGGTTCCATATCTGATACGGCTGTCCTGGAGTGACGACCTCGTCATTCTCAAAGACCATCGGGTAGGTGTCCCATCCCCCAGTCGCGAGCGCGGTTGGGGAAAATTTAAGGGGAGTATCCGTGGGAATGGCCTCATCAATGGGTTCTGCACCGGTTTTCTTGATTCCTTTCAGCGCCGTGGACCCGACAGCGTTTCTGTATTGTCCTCTTGCCAAGGTGTGAAGTACTGCCCCGAAAATGATAGGTTCAGATCCGGCAAAATCAACATTTGTGAAACACAGCATCTGGCGGTCGCCCTGAGAGGCCAAGACAAGATAGTCATCGACTCCTTTCTCCCAGGGGATGAAAAGCGGGTCCTGTTCTGGAGTCGGTTGGGGATAAGGCAGAACCTGCGCGAGAGAAATGAAGTCCTCATCGACATACTGAAAACGATAACCCGTGTTTCCCCCCACGGGTGTCGCGTCGTTCTCCGATCCTTCCGCGATAGGGACGGCTCTTCTCACTTTCACGTTCCCGAGAAAACCACAGTTTACCGACCCCTCGTCGTTGCAGATGTAGACGTCGTCCAGGGTAGTCCCCGTCCCACCCGCTGGATAGATGCTCAGCGCGTTGATATAAGAGTACGGGGAGGTCTCATCCGGGAGACTGGTCAGGATATTTTGTGCCGAAAACCGGTTGACCAAACGACTGCCAACCCTAACCTCAATCCACGCCTGCGGTTGAGCAGAATTATTCCCGGAGAGGGTCATCGCCACTTGGATGTAGTGGTAATCCCCGGACCACATATTCATCGTGGTGTTGATTCCGCCTGCCTGTGCGGGAGCTACACCCGCCCCCCACGCAGTGAGGCCAAGGAAAGTTTGGCTGATGCCGATGTAGTATTGGTCGATGGTAAGCGTGAGGGTGGAAATCCACTTCTCCCTGGGCAATCCGACCCCTCCCCCTCTGCCGATCGGAACCTTAGCCCCGTAGTTGAAAGTTAATGTCATCCCCGACCGGGTTCTCACAGCCAGTCCTGCGTAGATAGTTCGCGACGGCTTAAATGTCGTGTTTAATTCCGCGCTGAGACTTCCGAGATACAAGGCCCGCCCGTTCTTGGTGGCATAAGGTTTGTTCCCGACAGGGTCAATACCCAAGACGATCTTGGGGATCGGGGTTCCGCTCCAGCCAAAATAACCCCACTTTTGCCCGATATCGTAGACGTTGTATTGATCAAACCCATCCGAAAAGAGTAACATCAGATGATCCTCGCTTCCAGTTTGAACTCCGAGAAGTCCTTCAGTCCCAGGACCTCACCGGTATAATACCCAGTGATCAGCTTCTGGATCTCATATTCAAGGAGCCCCCTCCGAACCTGATCGTTCGGGTGCATCCGCCCGAAATTCGTCTTCAGCGTCGAGTACAGATCACACGACGCCATGATCTCAACCTCGTTTCGATTATTCCGCAGGGCTGCCGGGGGGTTATAGCCGACCTCTCCGGGGTACTGCGTGCGGAGGTATACGCGATCTGAGAGCAACGCCTTCTGTTGTTCTGCGGTCAGCGTGGTGTAGTCATCGTCATTCGCCCCGCCGCCAACCGCCACGTACTTGATGTCTGCCGGGGCAAAGTGGTCATAGATCCCCTTGTTGATCTGCTGGATTACGAATGTCCGGGCCGGGTCATCCCATTGCGTCACAGCCTGACGCTGAACAATGTAGACCTGGACAGCGACCCGCTTGGAGTGTTTTGTCTGGCGGGTGAAGTGCGTCTTCAGAGGGGCATCCCTGCGGCAGGTCGGTCCTCCAGAGAGGATGTTGAACCCGGTCATATACCAGAGGGCTACCTCCCATACGGGGGAAGCGTGCCACATGCTGCCAATGGGAGTATCAATAAAGTTCGCCCGGATTCTCCACTGCTGGGCATTGCTTGCAAACCACCAGGTCCGGTCAACCCCATAAGTCGCCGCGGAGTATTGAATAGAGTTCATCCAGTTATCGTACCGATTCCAGACGTCGATATGTTCCGAACGGGCGTTCATCGCCGTGATAAAGGTTGGTTCCGTGGGGGTGAGAGGGATCTTTCCTTGTGTCAACCGCCATGAGCCAATACCCGTCGTCTTCAAGGCGGGGTGCGTTGTCCGGTGAAAGCCGCCGTCGTTGATCCGTTTCAGGGTGCCGTAGCTGAAAAGATTGTCGTCGTTTTCGGTTGTGATACTGGACGCCAAGGCGAACGACACGTCCTCAATGAGTTTCCCTGATCCGAGAGAGGCCCCAGCGCCGCCGAGAAAATAGATCCCGCCCCCGGCCAGTTTATCCAGGTGCGGATTGCCGATGGCCATCGCAGGCGGGATGGAGGCCAACCGAACGAACTTCCACTTCGCATCGCAGTTACTGACCACGATACCTTGGTAGACATTCTTCCCGCAGACCCATATCTCGTCTTCCCCGTAGACGGTCTGCATGTGATAGGAATTCCCCTTCAGTGGCTTCAAGTTCTTATCATGGGCGATCTCCCAGGGGGTAAAGGTACTCTTCCCGAGGATGCTATCTACCTCAAGTTGCGCGGTATCTTTGATGCTTTTGCAGATCAGGTATTGAATAATTATCGAATTTTTGGAAAGCGTCACAAGTTCGGCCTGGAGGACGGGATCGGTCAGGGGGATCATCCCGGACAGTTCTGTCCACCGGGAAATCTTGGAAGAATCGAGGGCATTGATAAGGTCATTCTGTTTTCCGATAAGGACCTGGAGTTCTTGCAGCTGGGTCTGTGTTGCCGTGGGGATCTCCTTCGTCGTATCCGAGCCCTTTACATCAAAACTGAGGGTCTGATCGTTGAAGGCCAGGGGACTTGCCGTCTTCCACTTCACAATATTTTCCACTCCGGCGTTGAACTTGGCCATCGCCTTCGCGAAAGTCCCGTCACCTGCCCCGGCGTTGTCTGTGGCTAAGGCGATCTGAGTATTCGCCAGCAGACTGAAGATGGGATTTGCGTAGATGTCGTAAGATGTCCACCAGGCATCCGGCGTAGCCCCGGCGCGAATCTTATTTCCCTGAAAATCTTGGAGCCAGTCAGGGACAAATCCGGCCTCTTGGCTCTGCATGTCTCCCTGCGACTCCAAGGTGAATAACTCCTCGTCGGTGAACCGGTAGTAGTCAAAGGCAGGCTTGAATTCCTCGACGGTCACGGGGAAGACGTAAAGCACCTTCGTCACGGGATTGTAGATCTTGGCCGGAGCTCCCTTAGCCGCGTCCCACACCGTAATATATTCATGCAGGTGAGAGTTTGGAGTAGTCGGGGTATAAGCCCCGGCAAGCCATGTTCCATAAGGTGGGTTATGCGGAAGAAGGGCGCTGGCGCTCATTCTGATCAGGAGATAATTGTAGGCACAGGGGACCACACCATCACGGTGTGCGACGACATACATCTTCTCGTACTCCTCGCCAAGGTGAGGGGAGGACCCTATCTTTGCCATGAGGATCACTTTGTCATCCACATCAAAGCCTCTGCCACCATCTGCAATCGCACCGTTGGCCCGCTCGATCCCGACCGCCGTGCAATGGTATCGGATCGGGGCGTTGTAGAATATCTTCTTGTTCTCGTACTCGACATCAGCGGTATCCCACTTCGCTTCGGGGACATCATCGCCTTCGAGATAGATCTTCAGGATCTTCCCTTCGAGATAGACGTGGCTTTGGATGTCGCCGAATGTGGGATGGTTGAATACTGGCACGCCTTCTCCTTATGTCCCGCCGCCTGGCGGGGAGACCTTTACCCATTCATCGATGAACTCCTGGCTCTTGCAGACAAGTTCCCAATCCTCCGGGGTGTCCGCCAGCTCCTCGTGGGCCGGGACATTGTAGGCTTTCTGCTCCGGATGAAACCACCCCGCAGGAACCGAATGAGCGGGGACATCCAGGATTACAGACGGGAACGCTCTGATCCACGGGAATCTCCGGATGCACTCAGGGTAGGAGATAATTTCATTACCCTCTCCGAATTGCTCAACGAATTTCCTTGATCTTTCATCGTGTTGCGAGTGCAAAATAATCATTCTTTTGCTCCTGTATCGCTGATTTTATATCACAAGCTGTATGCTTCCCCTGGGGAGTGAGTCAGATTGTAGGTGTCCGCAAAACCCTTTAGAATACGCAGTTCATCAATGTGCCCAGTGAAGTAACTATGGCCTCCGTCCCAGTTACCCCCACCGACACATAACCCACCAAATGCCAGGTTCATTGTTCTATTGACATCTATCGGCGCAGTGGCTTCCAAAACCTCATCCACATACAATTCCACCACCGTTCCTCTTCGGAGAAGGCCTACATGATGCTGTTCTAATTCTATGAAAGTATGAGTTGATCCAAACAATGGGTCGTTCGGGTTCCAGAACAATCCGAATTTATTATCCTGCCCGCTATTATGCCATCGCAAACCCCACGAACCCGTCGTCCAGCCGGTAATGCAGGTAACAAGACTTGGATAATTGTTGCCATTGACTACCGGGCGAGTACGGAGATCAAGCGTAAAATCTCCTGAACCCATATCGAGGTCTGTATGGGCCGGGGTGCTTACATAATCATCGACCCCATCGAGCGACAGACTTGATCCTCCAAAAACACTCTGGGCAGTATCAATTTGAGCATGGTTGTGAGCTGTCCATGATTTCCCACTTTCATCTACAATATCAGTGCTTTCATCAATGCCATCAAAATGTAGCAGCGACACACAGTATGGCTTCCAGGCGTCCTTTGCACCCTCGACCGCTATCGTTGGTCCGGAGACTCTATGAATACCAGACCCAGCGGACGTGGTTTCGATGAGAGTTCCATCCACTGTTGATGATAAATTGAAATCGTCGTCCGTTTTATTGCGCACGTAATACTTCGTTCCAGAGAACCACCCCCCCGAAACGAGAGGAGCGTTCAGTGTGCCACCAGTCTTAAAGAAGATCCGGTCTCCGTCTGATGCTCCGTGAGCATCGCAAGTAACCAATGCCGGGTCATCTTGCGAAATCGTACATTCTCGTTCATTCAAAGTAAGCATTTGCCATCTTTCGTTTATTCCCGTTTCAATAATTCTACGCAACTCATCTGAAAGTTGGATGTCAATCAGCAGCAGCTCTAATATGTTTCCTGGAAACGCCCGCCCACCATAATTATTTTGACCCCAGCATATCTGGCCAACGGGCATCGTTGCGGGCGTCGAAAACGCCATAATCTTGAAGTCTGTGAACCTTTGAAGAGTTGAACCAGGAACGCCGATTCCATTTATGTAGTTGGTAGCTGAGTATGGTCCAATGCCTTGTGAAATCCAATGAGCCGCTCCTGGGCCACCATGAAACGTGGTATCCCCGCCGTTATTGCCGAATAGATGTTTGTAATCGCCGGAGGTCGTTGTTGCTTTGTACGCAATGACGACGGACTTTATATTCGTGACCGTCTTGACCATTGTGTCGTCAGAACCATCGAAGATTAGCCCTGCTTTCCCGTTTTGTTGGTTCGCTGTCCAAACAGGCCGACTCCCGTCTGATGCCTGCTCAAAATCGAAGTTATGTACTGTCAGATCATACCACTTAGACACCTTGCCCGAGCCTGCGTCTTTATAGCCAAACTGAGAGGAATACCATCCCAGGACATTATCCCAATACTTATTATCTGCGGCATGAACATGTGCTGCTGATATGTCCAATTCTGAAACAATAGCTCCTCCATCCGCCTCCACCCGTGTTTTATATTCCCGCCAATACGGAGGCACATAAATGAACTCCGACCCTGCCGGGATTATCGTGCCTGGCCTCGGTTTCTTGAACATCTTAGATCCTGGAAATCCATTAAGCATGTACGTCCTCAACCAATCTTAGTGAGCGTTACCGAACCTGCTCCCCCTACTCCGCCGTTATTGTAGCCAGTTCCCCCGATACCCCCGTTCGCTCGGATCGTACCGCTGTTCGTCAGGCTTACACCATAGAACACATTGAGCGATCCACCGCCCGATCCGCCGCCCCCCCTGTCGCAGCTCCTTCCGCCACCTTGCACTCCATCGGCAGAGATAATTCCGCCTGCATTCACTGTGACAGTCTGGAAGCAAATGATGATGAGAAGCCCGCCTGTCCCGTCCCCGCCATTGGTTGTTCCGCCTTGATTCCCGATTCCTCCAGGATTCCCCGATCCGCCGCCGCAGGACCCTTGCCCCAGGCCCTTTCCCCCTGCCCCACCATCAGGCTCTGCGTCGGTTCGTTCATCATACCCCCCGTATGCTCCTCCTCCGCCGCTACCTCCAGAATAGGAAGTCCCCCTGGAGCCTTTGCCCAGGTGTTCATTGCCGTAGGCCCAAGATCCAGCTCCGCCACCGCCTGTCCCTCTATTAACTCCGGCATTTCCGGGGGCACGTTCCGTCTGCCCTCCATCCCCTCCCTCTTCCGGAATCTCCCATGATTCTAAGGCGGAGGATTCATTCGTAATCGACGGCCATAAACCAGCCTCGACGAGTGCATCGTGCACTATCATGCCGGGGACCCAGTTCTTGTAAAGCCAGGACTCGATTTCTGCCAAATTCGCCGGGGACTCTATTTTGATCATCACTCCCGCGATGGGATTGGGGACCAGGGTTTTGACCCCAGCAGCCTTTGCCCCTCTTGCGGACATGGAAATCGTCCCATTTACCACCAGATTCCCATGCACAATTAAGGTCAGACCCTTGCACCTATGAGAAACTGTCAAAGTGTCGCCCGCCGAGACAGTCAGGTCCTGATAATGCTTGGTTATCATGGGACCGTCTTCAACAGACTCCAGAATTTCATCACCATCGGTTGTCAAACTCTCCAGGTCTACCGCCTCGTTACGGACAAGGCCGCGCCGGATGATGATTTGACCTTTCCCGAAAGGTTTCACAAAGGACTGCATCAGTAATCCCCTCCCTCCGCCGTGACATGAAGATAATTTGCGATGGTCGTTCCCACGGCCATGTTGAGCTTGTACCCGGTGGGGAGCACCAGGTCGGCATCAATCTCATACTCCGAGCAGGAGCCGTCCGGGTCCGATGTGTTCGCCAAGATGGACTGCTCCTTCCAGAGCGTGTTGTTTGCTGGCGTTTCATTGGAGGAGCCGTTATTGAGGAAAAACCGGAGGACGGTAGCGATACTCGAACCCTCATGTTTTACCTTGATCTTGTCAATTTTGCTCCCATTAGCTCCTGCGGTGAAGACTGTCACCATCGTTCCCGATCCGTCCATTGCCGTGTTCTCGGCTTTGACCTTCCCCCACGAAACCTTCGGGGCCTGCACAAATACCGGCGTAGCGGTCATGCCCATAATTAAAGTCCTCCTTTAAGTGATGTGTATTGCCAGAGCGGGTTAAGGCCACTCAAAGCATATTGGGTTTCAAAATCCGTACTCAATTCAAGGTAGGAAAAACTGCTTCCTGATATACCGGGCCATACTTCCGCCCCGCCAAGATAGACCTTGACGACTTCACTCGTGCCGAGATAGATTTTCTTTGCGGCAGAAAGGATCACTGCTATTCCTCCACAATGACATAGAGAGTATTCTCATCGACGGGACTGAGTGCGTCATATTCGGCCTGCGTTACTTGGACGATTGCGTTGCCGTCGCCCTTGTCCCCCTTGTCGCCTTTGTCCCCTTGGTCGCCTTTGTCCCCTTGGTCGCCGGTCTCCAGCTCAAAATTGAGGACTGCGGCGACTTCCGTCCCTACGTTCGTAACCGTTGAGGGCGTCCCATACGCCACGGGGGTAACAGTCCCCACGGTGATAGTGGCGGGATCTCCATGATCACCTTTGTCTCCCGTGGTGCCCTTGTCTCCTTTGTCACCTTGCGGACCGATCAGTGACGTGCCAGAACCCCACGCACCACCTGTCTTCGGGCCGTAGATGTCGGCGTTTGTCGTATCGATGTAGAAGTCACCATTCACCCCCAAGCCTGCGCCCGGAACTCCGGTGCCGTTTAGGAGGGAAAACCCCGCCGCCCCTTGGTCGCCTTTGGTTCCCTGGTCGCCCTTGGTTCCGATCAGGGAAGTTGCCGTACCCCAAGCCCCACCTGTCTTCGGACCGTAGATGGTAGTGGCAGACAGATTGATATAGAAGTCGCCTTCCACGCCAGCTCCGGACCCAGGGGCACCAGCTCCACTCAGGACCGTTCTCCCGTCAGCACCGGCAGGTCCTTGGACGGTAGAGTCTGCGCCGGTAAGGCCCCGATCGCCCTGATCGCCCTTGTCTCCCTTGTCTCCAGTGAGACCCCGGTTTGCATACTCCAGGTTGTGCCAAACAGTCTCCCCGTCGCCAATTTTGAACAGGTGCGTGTCGAGTTCAACCCCGATCTCCCCTTCCGACAGGATAGGGTCTTCCTCCAACCAAATAGCGGCATCATCATGCCTAAACTGGATTACGACGGCCATCGGCTGCTCCTCCTCCATCCAAAGGGATCAAATCCCCGTACTTTGTACCGGCGCGGCCACCATCAAAGTTGACGATGCCCCGATAGTAGTTCTGACTGCTGCCACCACCCACCGCTGCAATAACGTGCACGGTGGGGTCCTCTGCCCTGATAACTATGGATTGTTCTTCAGGGGCGACAATGATGATGCTCATGGTGTGTTCGGCCTCGTGACTGCCGGGTTGATGACGATTTTCCCCTTCTGTTGTAAACCGGCGTCATCCGCTCCGGCAGGGGCAAAGAAGAACAGGTCATAGACCAGGGTCCGCTTCTCATGGGTAGGACACAGGCCCGTAGTGAGAGAGGGCGGAATGGAGATCCCGTACTTGCCGTCAGCTTCTGGGCTCACGAGGATGATCCCGTCATTCTCGGTCGAGAGATCGAGGACGGCGTTCTCGTCTTCGATGGCGTCCCTGGCCTGCAACGCCGCCGTGTAACCGGCAAGGTTGACGGCTACCGCAGGGTCCCCGATCTTCCAGGTGAACTCCTGGTAGAAGGTCGCGCCTTCCCATATCGCAAGATCCTCTACTGCGTGTGAGCTGATCATGGTGCACTCCTTACGTATTTCTATAACACCATCAGTATTACGCCAAGCAACGCGGCGCCGATCCCGCCTCCCACGATATATTTCTGCATGTTCTGCATGAATGTCGGCGTTGCTGCCTTAACCTGCTCCTGGCAGGCTTTGTCCTTTGCATCCGATAGTTTCGCGTCCATTTCCCTCATGCTTTTATAGACCGCGATCTGGTCCTCGTATAATTTGATCGTCCCCTGGAGGATGTCGAGTTGCTTCTGAAGCTCCTCATTTCCTCCTGCCTGTACCGCTAATTGAGCCTCAGCGATACGCGCCTGCTCCAGGGCCACCACTATGGCCGCTGCCGTTGCATCGTCAAAACAGACCCCCTGGGCGAAACTATTTGGCGGCCAGAGGAGGATAACCGAGAGCAGTAAAACGATCCCGAAGCTCTTTATTTGTTGTCGGAGGTATGACATCCTTCTTTCTCCTTTCAAGATCAACATACTGACTGACCAGAGTTTTATATTTGCCCTCGGAAAGCGTGAGGCGATTCTTGTAATCTTTAATCTGCGTTTCCTGGGTTTCGATCTGAGCCGTATATTGCTTCTCCAATTCAACCTTCACGGCTGCTATGGCCGCTGTCGTATCGGAGGGCTTTACACAGGATTTGGGGACACTCAGGATCACGAGTACGATGATCACAGCCAGGACCGCCGCCCCGACACCAACCCATTTATTCGCTATTTCCACGTTTGCGATCTTCATCTTGATCCCCCGTAGTGGTTTTTGTTGTTGTCGAATATGTTGATTGACTGTTTGTTTGAGGACGTTCCGCAAAACTTTGGATTCCCTTCCCACCGAAAGCGATACCGTTGGCTAATCCGTAGGTCGTGTACACTCCAACAGGGATATCCACCAAAGTCCGTGTCCAGACGCACACAAATAGCCATACGTACCAGACCACGACATTTGAGAGAATAACAGAGAGGAGAAAGGCAAATCTCCCTGCCGATGGAGTGCCGCAAAAATTAACCAATTCCCGGAAATAACCGTTTTGCATACGCCTCCTTAACCTTTGTAAAGTTGCGGGTCATTCCTTCAGTGTAAGTTTGTTCCTGTGGGAGGAATCAACTTTATATGTCCAACCGTGCTTGGCGTTCCCGGTCTTGTGAAGACGAAAGGGACGTACTCTGAACACCTCTCAGCAGGCCAAAGAGTATCACCAGCAGCACACGCCGCTACGGTAAGCGAATTTGTCCCTACCGTAGCAGTGGCTACATCCATCCGGATTGATCCATCAGTCTGAGCCGGGACAGTAACCGGAACCCAAGTTGGACCGGTCAGTTTGTACGTCGTCACTCCTGCCTGCGGATCGCAGACAAGAAACGGAGCTGCGAATGTAAGGGTTGAAAAGCCAAAAAGGAACAACATAACCGCAAGAACCATTAGACGTTTCATAATGTGCCTCCCTATCCTTGGTAAATTTGTTGCCACGTCTTCCCGCCATCAACGGAATTGTCCAACCGGACCATTCTTGTAGCCCCGTTAGGCGTGGGTGTCGGTGGCGGCGCGCCCCAGTTGACGGTAACATAATAGGCGTCATACCCGCCCAGGGTGCTGAATACCCCGTCAAAAGGAGTGAACGGCATAAGGTATGTCCCCATCTTGCCCCACGAGGTTCCCCAGGAATTCTGGCCGGCAAACTTCTTGCTGGTCTTGTCGTAGCCGAAAAGGAATGTCTCATGTCCGCCGGCAACCGTATCCTTCGCGGTAACGACAGGCAGAATTCCGTCCACTTTGGGATTCATCCATGAATCAAACCACGGAGTGCCGATGGTTACGAGGTTCCCCGCGGCGATTGCCGAGCATATCCCAGCGGAGCCGCCCGTAACACGGACGTAAGTCAGCAAAGGATATTTCGCCGCCAATGCGTTATCCTTGGACGGCGGCGACGTGGTGTCCAGGACGTTAGGATTGTAGGGCCAGAATTCTTCCAGGAGGCACCCTTTGGATTTCAACCAGCTCATGCAGTCGCCGGGTTCCGCCCCGGCGTCCTGTGTCAGGGTTCCTTCGATGTATCGGGCGCCGTTGTAAATCCACTCCGGACTGAACCATTCCTTGAAGACATTCAGTTGTTTGGCCACTCCCGTCAGGATTCCCCCGATCCCGAATCCCGTGCAGGAGCCAACATCCCCCTGATCCCGCACATCCGGACAATACTGAACCAGACTGAACAAGGGCAGAATCCTGTCTTCCCCCGGTTTATGAATGAAATCCCTTGAATCGTATTTGTCTTTCTTCCAAGCCAATTTCCTATTCATGGCGTTCTCCTTTTAAGAAAAGCTCCTTGCCGCAGAATCCACCTTTGCCAACCGATTTAACCATCCCCTCAAAAACTGTCCCTGTGACGGATCTTGCGCCACAATCTTCCGATAGAAGATGTCCCGTTCCCGAAGGATATCGCAAATAAGACCCCGCGATTCACACCTGTCTACTCCCCCAAGTGTTTCCGGGCCAATGACGCCATCTGTGGTCAGACTCCCTCTTTGCCGGTTAGCCGCCCTCTGGAGGAATCGTCCAGCGTTTCTCGGCCCGTGATTGACTGCCGAATCGAAGACGGCATAATCCACACCAGAGGGAAGTTCGTCCCCCTTGACGGCGTCCCAAAACCATTTGCGGTATATCGGCGCCGCCTCTTCCGGAGTGTCGAGCAGCCGGATATCGTCAACATCAATGTCGCCATCATGGTCAAAATCCCCGTAATCGAAATGAGAATGATAATCGATCAGGGTCCGTAAGGTTATGCCGAGATTTGTAGCTCCCCCCCGGTCTCCGGGAATGTTTGAGAACTTCCCCTCGTCAGCGAGAACGAATAGTAACGATCTGTCGAAGTTTTCAATCATTGCGTAACCTCAAAGTGGTCCATCACCTTCATCCGGTGATAATATGGGTTGCCCAGCACCCTCACAGCCAGATACATTGGCTGGTACACGAAATAAGAATAAGGACGGTCGCGCATGGTGATCCTGAAATACCAGTCCGCATCCAACTTTGGGATGCTTTCACGCCGGAGAATATATTTCTCCGGGATAGGGCCAATGCAGGCTTCATTGATTTCACGGCTAACCACCCTTATGAGTACACTATCAATCCGATATCCAAAATCATGCCCGAAGGCTTCCCTTGGAGCCCGCCCTCCCCAGGCATCATAAATAAGAGGGATACGCGGAACACTCGCTCCATCCGATTCCATGTCAATCGGCATTTCAATCCTGAGATCCCCATCTATCCAGATCAAAGGTTTCGTCAACTTGCGGACAAGATTGCCCTCGTAAAATCCCAAGTCTTCAGAACAAAGGTTGTTGAGATACTTGGCCACCCGCCCTCCTCAAGGATAACTCCTTAAAAGCGTATTCTCCCCATGAGAAACAGGATGAGAATGATCAAAAGAACAAGACCGAGCCCACCGCTCGGGTAGTAACCCCAGTTTTGACTGTGAGGCCATGAAGGGAATGCACCGACAACCAACAGAATCAATATGACCAACAGAACCAATCCCATTTTTACACCTCCTTATTTAATTATTTGTCTAACCCCCCAATCCCCGAATCCGTGAATCCAATTTTTCCATCCTCTTGTCGCATTGGTCAAAAGGGACCTTATCGTGCATGTTGTCGTTGATTTTTTTCAATTCCTCCTTAATTACCTCTTGATTTTTTGTTGATTGATGTCTCCAATCATCAGTAGATTTATCCTTATCCCTGTCCCTTTCTTCCAATAAATCCCGAATCTGTTTGGCCTTTGCATCATCCCGCTTTTCCTTTTCCGCGTCGGAGGTATCCCTTTTGGCGAAATATCGTTTGAAGATGAACGAAACCAGCGACAAGCTGAGCGGGATCAACAGCAGGGTCAACACCAAGGTTATGTCATAACTTGAGTTTTCCATTTGAGTTCTCCTTTATTTCAGTCTCTTCATCCTCATCACTATGAAAACCTCGACGTAAATCGCAAAAGCAAGCATTATGAGAAGGAATTCGCGCATTTATTTCCTCTTCTTCGGCGCCGCCATTTCTGCCGGCTTCATCGGGCTGCGATCCGGGGTCCATCCGTAGTCGATTGCATTGAGAAGTCGCTGTTGAGCTGCGGCCTTCTCCTTCGTCGTCCCCTTGGCGTGGATGGCGTTCGGGGTCGAAACCTGGTATTTCTTGCCCTTCTTCGTTATCTTTACTGGCATGGTGTAACCCCTTTTAAGATGTCCCACGTGGGGCCTGTTAAGAACCCCACGGAGAACTCAGTGAGCCGCTTAGCTCGTGGTGCATGTGATCTGGTATGTGACGTAAATTTCATCATCCGCGATAACCGCCCTCGGCGTCCCGAACCGCTTGGCGCAAATCATAACGCCAGCCGCAGAGGTCTTCGCCGCCGTATTCACGAGGAAGGCCCCATAGACGGTGATCGACGCATTCATGACGAAATGCGCCTTGGCGTTGACGTTCGTAATGACCGCCGTGGTCGTATCTTCTGTGGTATACGAGGGCCGGTTGGTCAACGGGCTGTCATAATCCGCGTCCTGGCACTCTCCGAAGGCGTTCCCGGAACCAAGTTTTGCCCCCGTGTCAGCCAGCGCGGGGGTAATGTTGTTCTTAAAGATACCCACGTACCAGATGTGCGAGGCCGCCTTGCTAATGTCATGGAAGATGATATTCAGGAGTAAAGCCATACCCTCTGTGGTGAAGGTATTCGTCCCGGTCTCCGTGTAGAGCAGGATCCCGTCGCGCCAATGCTCAAACGTCACCTTGCCTTCGAACACGATGGCATCCCAGGTCCCCTTCTTCAACCTCAGAAAGAGAACTTTGACCATCAACCATAAAATCGCGAATGTACTTTTGATTCTGTCCATTTTTCGTTCCTCCTTGTTGTGTGGTTGCTCGGGGCAAAGAAAAAGCAAATAAAAATATATTGTTGACTTTTTAATTGCCCCGCATTATGATTCCGCTATGGAATCCATTAAACACCCTAGATTCACTGATGAATACCTCATCAATAAATTGAAAGAACTTTCCCTTTTGCTTGGTCGCCCGCCCAAATATTGGGACTTAAAAGGGGTAGACAAGCCAAAGGGATTCCCGAGCCGGAGTACGTATGAAAAATATTTCGGAACGTGGAATAATGCCGCCAGAGCAGCCGGTTTTCCGTTGGGAGTGAAAGGGAATAAAAGCGGTAAGCTTCCTATCTCTGATGACATTTTGATATCAAGGTTGCAGGACTTATTTGCCGAAATGGGCAGACCAGTTGGTAGAGATGAACTTAAATCTCTAAGCAAACAGGGGAAAAGTTTTTCACCGTCTGCGTATGAGACGCACTTTGGCACATGGAATAATGCCCTGAAGGTCGCAGGTCTCCCGCCCCGTGATCCTTCCTTCACAAAGGGTAGTGATGCTGCAAAAGAATGGGGCCAAAGAATGGCGAGGATGCGTAAAAAAGTGGTCCTGAAAAATCCATTTGCTAATTTAAGAATGAGATTTGAGGTATTCAGGCGTGATAATTTCACTTGCCAATATTGCGGCAGGACTCCGCAAGACGGCGCAAAACTCATCGTTGACCACGTTCTTGCTGTCGCCAATGGCGGAGAAACGCGACTAGATAACCTGACAACCTCTTGTTTTGAATGTAATGCTGGCAAATCCTGTCTCCTGTTAAACGGGCAACAAAAAATGGCTACCGAGAGATTGGGCTCCCAATAGCCATCTTTTGTTCTTGCGTTCCCGTCCGGGTGGCCACCCTTCAGGGAAACCCCAGCTACTAAAGATTAAAGAACTTTCCCGTTCCGCACGACCTCGCATGTCGCGGAGTCGCCGAATCCGACCCCGCTACCTTGGGGCCGCTGCTGCTTGAAACTGGTCAAAAACTGATCCTGGCCGTTGACAGGCCGGGACACTGCTGCCCCCTCCTGTCCTGCCGGGAATTGAACCCTGCCTTTTGTGATCTTGACGAGAGCACCGCTGTGACTGCCTGCCACCAGACCGTCTTTCGACACCCATATGGGCACGTTGTTGCCCAGATCGGGCACATTGTTGCAGTACGCGAGAATGTTCCGCGCCACCCCCGCCCCGATATGGACCTCTCGCATCGCGCTCGGTTCTGTACCGGGAAGGAAGATCGTCCGGTCATCGAACCCGACGAAGATTCCCCCGTCCACAAACGCAACGAGAAGAATTTCCTGGGAGAATGAAAACATGTTCGTGTATTTGAAGAGATCGTACCGGTAGGGCTCGCTGTACCGCAGGGTACTGTCTATCGCGCCCCACATGCGACCGAACGCCCGGCGAGTGAACCTCATGGGGCTCGGGGGGCCGCACAAAAATGTCGGCAGGGGCTCCAGCGTGTCAATAGACGGGATATAATCCAGCGAGTCTGCCGCCCTGTAAAAGGTACTGCCGTCCGGATCGGTCATCCATACGACCGCACCGGATGACTTGTTTAGTAACAATATCCTGGAGTCGGCGGAAGTGATCTCGATTTCCGCAATCATCCCGCTGCCGCCGAGTTGCCCACCCACCAGATTCGTGTAGCAGACCTGATAACGGCCTACTGCAAGCGCCCCGGTCCCGGCTTGAGAGGAGATAACCGGCTGCTCCGGGATCGGTATCCCCCATGAACTTACCGTGTTTTCTGCCGGATCGAGGATTCCCATCCAGTGGCGGCTTGAGATGTAGACCTTGTCGTCAACCGCCGCGTAAAAGAGCTTCTCTTCGTAAGGGCCGGCCAAGGCGCACAGGTTGACCTTCGATCCATCAGGATAGAATCGGTAGAGTCTTCCTTCCGATGCAACCAGCATGACGCTCCTGGTACTCCAGGCGCTATGTGCATTGGGGAGACTTGCCAAGAGACGGTATCCGCCCCGTTTTTTCAGCCTTTCCTCTGCCGTGACATCGGCATTCAGAATGACCTTTGGAATCGCCGTCATCGTCCCATCATCGTGCCCCGAGAACCCGCCCTCTTCGAGTACGTTATTCATGCCTTTGAATCCTCTGATCGTTAAGGGTTTCATTAGAAGAAACTCCCGGCCCGTCTCAATTCGGGTTTTGCCTTGGGTGCATTCGGGTAGAAAGCGACCAGGGATGACATTCCCGCTGCGGCCAAACCGACGTATTTCTGAGTATTCGGCATCACGCCGTCGATCCCGTCCTCAATCTGAAGATAGGCTTCCTTGAGCGCGTAGTTCTGGAAGATCTCCTTGTGCAAGATCTCGGGAATGTAGTCCGGGAAGAGGTCTCCTGCCGCCAGTTCCTTCGGCTTCGCGTAAAAGTGAAGCGTCAGATCTTCCGCCTCTTCGGGAATGGGCCTGAAATGAAGCGTTTTCCCGTCGAGGCAGATGATCTCGGCCGGGCCGGTCTGCTCGTTATCCGAATTCGCTGTCAATTCCTTCAGGTTGGGAGCAATGAGAATGCCGTTGGGGTAGGTCGGAGTCGTCACGAGGTAGAGGTCATGCAGGTACGTTTTCGGCGCGGGAGCGCTCACGGCTCCGATCACCGTCGTTACCGGGGCGGTCGTCTGCAAACCGGGAATCCGGCACACCGTAGCCAGTAGGAGCAGGGCCTCGTTGAACTTTCCGATGATCCAGGTCTCGTCGTAAGTCGCGTCCTGGACTACTTTCTCAACCTCTGCCACGATTGCATCTACTTCCATCAGTTTTTCCTCTTCTGCGGTCTCTTCGACCCTTTTTTGGGATAGGCCGGGAGATCCGGTTCATCACTCGTGTCTACCTGCCCAACATGGGGCGCGTAAGCATCTTTACCGACCTGCTCATGCACGGGCATCCCGTTCCCGAAATGGGCCGACATGCGACTCTCGGCAGTCTCCGGAACCGCTTCCGGGATGTCGGCAACAGGCACCACTTCATCGACCACTTCTTCTGTGATCTTCTTCAGGACGTTGTATTCCTTGAACGCGGTGTTGTGGTTCGGGTCCGATACCCATTTGATGTGCTCCTGGTCCGTGATATCACTGACAAGGTGCCCATGATCGTTTCGCTTGAACGTGTAGGCCGTCCCCGCCAGGTTGACGATGCACTCGTTCTGGTCTCTCTCGACCAACAATTGAACCTGCATAACTCCTCCAATGTTTGTAGGCCGTGACGGTGGAGCGAGAAGAAGGGGCACCCCACCGCCACGCCTACGGGGTCGTGTGGACCCTGTTTTAACCGCCGTACTCCGCGGCGCGGTACGTCAGAATCCCACGGATGGTCCCTGCCGCGGCTGTTCCCGCTGCCGTGGTGATGTGCATACCAAACATGGTCTCCGTCTCGACGGGGGCCACCATCGGGAATAGAGTCGAACGGGCAACCCCGCCCGCCTGGGCCACGGTAGACGCGGAGATCATTATCTGATCAACCGCGTCCTCCGCCGCATTGATTCCGCCGCCATCCACGACGATTGCAGCGCTACCGGAATCGAGGTCATCCACAATCAGGGTGAAGTCCAGAGGGATGCACCCTGCCGGGAGCGAGCACAGTGCGATGGTCTGCTCGTCCACGTTCAGAGCGGCGGTGATTTCATACGTGCCGTCGCTCACCAAAACCTTGCCAGCCTCGTCCGGGTAAACAGCAGGACGGGCACCTGCTACATTTGCCGATTTCAACATAGTCGTGTCTCCTTTTCCTTTAATGAAGGGGGAGATCCGTCTCCCCCGTTGTCATGCCTGTGATCCCCTGTTACCCGACCGGCTGCTTGGCTGCCGTGTCGATTGCCATGATCCCGAAGTCCTTGGCGTTGAACTGCACCTTGGAGATTCCGAAGATCGAGTGCGTGCTGATCACCACCTGGTTTCCACTGTCTCTCTCCTCCTCGTACCAGCCGAAGCGGAGACCGTTGCCCTTGGAGCCGAAGGCGATCACTGCCGCCTGGACGCCCATGAACAGAGCCCGCGCCGCCTCAACGGTCGCGGGGTTGCCGTAGTCGGCCATACGGATTACGGCCTGGTGCTCATGCAGGACCACGTTGTTATACATGCCGAGCCCGCCCTGGAAGATCGGGTTCTTGCGGCCCTCTGCCGCTGCCGCTGCCTTCTGTATGTCCAGCCAGCCGGCGCCGCCCGTGGTCTGCCGAAGGTCGTACACCTGCCATGGGTTCATCAAGAGGACGAAGTGCTTCTCGCCGTTGATGAGGATCGGCTGGATCTTGGGGGTTCCCCCCGTTCCGCCTCCCATCATCGAGGCCAGAGCCACAGCCTTGTCGATGAGCCCCAGGGTGATCGTGTCGCCCGCGGCAATGGTCGTCTTGATCTTCGTGCCCGGCATGAGCAAGTGCTCGGTGTCGGGGGCGTTGAAGGCGTTCCCTGCAAATCCCGCGTAACTGGTCGGAAAGATGTAGTCCGCATTGGACCCGCGGAGCCCGGACAGGTACATGAAGAAGAGCTCGTCGAATACCCGGCTCCACCATTCCGACTGCCGTACCCGTGCGATCTCGCGGAGCTGGTGGATCGTCCGCTTCTGGGTCATCCTGCCGCCCGTGTTCACCCCGCCGCGCATCTGATTGATCAGGATGTCGTCGGAGTAGAACTTCAGGTCCTCTTCCTTCCCGGTCAAGGGGGTGTCCCCTTCCACGGGTTGCATTTTCAACTGCATGACGAGGTCGAAGGAAACCTTGTCTCCCGCCGTGCTTTCGAGGTCTTTCACGACCTGGATGGGCATGGAGCTGCCCTCAGCGCCCATGAACTTGCGGGAGAAATAGGAATCCCGCGCCACGTCTACCGCAAGGAATGCCGAATACTTCTTGACGGCCTTGGGGTCGTTTACACCGATGATTGTCTGTCCCATTGCGTATCCTCCTAAAAGTGATAGAAAATGTTTTTGTGTTTCGCCGTCTCTCCATTTCCCCCATCACTTCCCGGTCATCGGGCTGGCTATGTTTGAACCAGAACGTGGGACACTACTGTCTTTATGAGCGGGCTGCATAGATCGCCCGTTCCGTATCGCTCATCTTGGCGACTGCGTTCTCGTAGGCTTCCCCCGTGAGCTTATCAATCGCGTCATACTTATCGTCTCCCTGATTCCCTTCCGATACCGGGACCTTGGCAAGCGTCTTGACCCCCGCGGCCCTCTCGGCCTCCACCTTCTTCGCGGCCTCGATAGCCTTGCGCTTCTCCTCGGCGGCCTCGATAACCGTGCGCTTCTCTTCGATGGACACAACATTGCCATCGTCCGCCTTGTGCGGTCCGCCTGGGTGGAAAACCGCATCGCATTCTTTCTTTGCGTCCTCGAAAATCTGGGTGTCGGTCATATTCTTTGACTCATCAGTGGCCAGGAGCCGGTTGACGGCGTCCACAAAAGCCACATTCTTGATCCGCTCTGCGGAATACTCAGGGTTGCTGCTAAAAAAATCGGCTTGGGCGTCCTTCCATCCCTTTTCGGCTGCCGCCTTCTGGACCTGGGCGTTGATCTTGTCGAACATCTTCATCTCGGTGAGCGATTCGACGTACTCGGCGCGTTCCCTGTTGTAAGCAGCCAGGGTGATGTCCCCATCCTCGAACTTCGTGTCCAGCGCCGTCATCTTGGCTTCGATTTCCTCCCTGGTTCCGTGCTTTTTCTCGGCCTCCAGGGTGAAAACAGGTTCATTTTTGGGTACAATGACGGTCGCTGCGGCAGCGGCCTCTTCCGCCTTCTGCGTTGCCTCCAGGTCTGCCGCTTCTTTGGCAGCCTGTACTGCTGCTGCCTCTTCTGCGTCTGCAGCCGCCTTGGCTTTGGCCTCTTCTTCGAGCTTCTCTGCTTCCGCTGCCTCCGCCGCCTTCTCCTCTTCAGTCTTCTCCTCCACCGTCTTCTTCTCGACCGTCCGCTTTGCTTCCCCTGCCCCCTCTTCCTTCGCCTTGGCGGCTGCGGCGGCCTCTTCTTCGGCCTTGATCTCCTCCGTGCTTTTGTTCTCCGTTTCCCCATCAAGGGCCTCTCGCTCTTCGAGGCTCAGCATCGCCAACTCGTCTTCCGTGATCTTTCCCATGATATCCTCCCTCCCTCTCGGTTGTGGTTGCTCGGGGCAATAAAAAAGGACGGAAGTGTGAGAGTGTGGTCCCACACGACCGTCCTTGTTTATTCTTGCTTCATCCTTGGTTGATCAGACCTTGGATGAACCCCAATTTTTAATTACTACCCTTGAACTCCCTCTCTATTGTGTCCCTGGCCCGATGTTAGCCAACAACTCCATAGCCTTCGTGAGCAAAGATTTTACCCGAGTAATGATAGCCGCATCATCTGTGGGGTTTTCGGGAATGTCCCTTACCTGCCCTAGGGATTGTCCTGGCGCCACCCGTGCCGGTGGCATTCGACTGCCAATTCTTGTCGCCTGCATATTTGCCGCCGCTATTTTCGGGTCTGTTGGCATTTCAATTCTCCTCTTATTTCTTCTGGTTGTTGCTCTTCAGTCCCCTTTCGACCGCCCTGCCTGCCGTGTCCTTGTGCTTGATCATCTTCTCGTCGAGGGCCATGCGCTTCACATCCATAGTCTTCTGATGCTCTGCCTGGTCCGCGGTGTGCTCTGCATTCTTTTCGGTCATCATCATGTCGTGGGCTGCCTGTTCTTCCTTGGCGCTCTGATCCCGCGTCTGCATGGTCCTCTGGTGCTCACCCTGCTCGATGGTGTTCAGCGTTGCCGCCTTCTCCATCCGGAGCTTTTCCTTGTCATAATCGACACCCGCGGCGCTCACCTGCTGGTTGACGGACTCGGTCTTGATCTTCGCAGCAATAAGCTGGGCTTCCTGTTCGAGCTTCTTGACTTTCGCCTGTTCGGCTGCGAGCTGCGTCTGAAGGATCTGGTTCTGCGCCTCTGCCGCCTGTGCCGCCGCGTCTGCCTTGGCCTGATCCGCTGCCGCCTGTTCAGGCGTGGGCTGAGCATCGGTGCCTCGTTGGCCGGTGATTGCCCTGAATCGATCAACAAACTTCTCCTTGCCGGGCAAATCGGACAACTCGAACCATAGATCAATGACTTGTATCGCTGCTTCGGGCTGCAAGGTCTTGAGGATCTCAGTCATGGACGCGAACATAGCCTCGCGGATCGTCGCGGAGTAATCCTGCTCGGAAATGACGAAATCCGCCTGGCTTGCCGTGATGTCTCCAATGATCTCGCCCGTCTCCGGGTCGGGCTTGTTGATCTCAAGGAACTCGGGCGTCTTCCCGTTCTCGCCCCCCGTGATTCGGATCTTCTTTTCTTCGGTGTAGAGCTGCTCGATCATCGACAAAATGATTTCACCGGACAGCTTGAAGGCCAGCCGATTGTTATCGAAGAAGGCTGTCGTCACGACACCGCCCTGCTCCTGTCGTGCCCTGATCGCCTTCCCCGATACGGCATTCGTGTCCCGGCCCATCAGCTCGTCCGTCACGCCTGACGCGCTCTGGATGTACTTCTCGTCCTGGGTCATCAGCATGACGTGCTCTTCAGCCATCTTGTTCTCGTTCTGGATCTCGACCCCGCGTTGACTCTTTGGGTTGACCTTTATCAATCCGTCCGGGCGATTCGCCTCCTGGACGATATCGCTCCAACTCTGGTCGGTGTTGTCGATCGCGTCGTCATCCGCCATTACCCGGTTGGCTGACAGCAGATAAAGGGCCTTTGACCGGCGCTTGTTCAGGTCTTTCTGCGGGTCTCTGAGATTCCGGACAATGCCGTAGGGCGTCCCGTCCTTCTTCCGCTTGAAGCCCCAGATCGGCACCAGACTGAAGCGTTTGTGTCGGTACGGAGACTCCCCATCCTGAAGAACCGAGTCGCCGGTGAAGATTATCTGACGCATCTCCATCACGGTTGATTCGACTGGCTGCCCTATCCCCAGTTCCACCAGCCTCTGGTGATGCTCGTTGCCCTCGTCGAAGGTGATCCCCTGAAGCGTTCCCAGTTCCTTGCCGCGCAACAGCTTCTTTCTTGCCGGGGTCCGATACTGACACTCGACCAGAAACACGCGATCCCGCGGCTCAACAGAGGTCTGGGTGCCGATGTACCCGAAAAACCCGGTGTACTGCGGCGTAAAGCCTGTACTGCTGTGAGGCATCCCGCCCGCCATCTTCGGATCGAAGGCAGGATCAAGCATTTCCGCAAAGGTCTCGTACCCGAACCCCTGATCCCCGCTGATAACAGAAGCATGGATAACGTCCGCCCTATCCGGGAACATGGCACAGGCAACGTCTTCATCCACCCACTTGCCCCTGAAAACGTAACGGGCATCGGAGAGGTCGTCCTCAACGGCCAGTGTGTCCCACCAGATGTATCGCCAATCCTCGTATGAGACGACAAGGGGCTCGTTATCCGGGTCTGGGTTGATCCCGTGATCGATCCATCCAACACCAGCCAGGACTGCGTCGGCGAATGACTTCGATCTCTTGAATCCCGCGTTGTTCACATCGGAGACGTACTTGAAGAGCTTCGTCTTCATTTCCGCACTCTTCGCGTCCTCTTCACCCCTGGGTAGAACGCGATAGTCAACCCGGATCTTCTTTTCAGTCCCAAGTACCCAATCGACCGTTGGCTTGACCTGGTTGAAGGTGATCGGCACCTGGGACCGCTTGGCCAGGATCGCCTTCTCTTCCTGCGTCCACTGCCCCGGTCCGTCATAGAACTCATGGTCTGTCATCGACTCACAGCGGAAATCAGCCTGCCGCGTCCTCTCTTGGGCGAACCAGGACGACACCTTCGTAAAGCGCTTGCGGACATCCTCCCTGTCGAGCGGATGAATTCCTTTGGGGGGCTTTTCGAGCCCCAGATCATCCAAGTGTTCGTCAACGTCGAACTCGCGAGGGGTGTATTCCTCGATGCTCCTTACGTTTTCGGCTCTTTGAGTTCGCTCGCTCATCAGGACATCATTCCCACTTTTATGTCGGCTCTGTCACTGGTATGCTGCATGTCGATCACCGTGTCCGGGTCATCGTGCCCTGCTTGGAATGGCGGCATCTTCACGAGCCCGTCTATCCCGTCCATGATCGTTGTGGCTATCGAGGCCATCATCTGGGCGAAGGTCCTCTCGCCTTTGGAAACAGGAATGTCGAACAGTCCGCATATCTGAATGACTTTGTTGGCCAGAAACGACTCGAAGAGTTCGTTGTGCGTGTCGCTGTACTTCCAGAGGTCATCCAGCTTGATGATGAAGCGCTTTCCATTGTCCCGTCCTGCCGACTTCAGGATCATGACCGGTTTGCCCTTAAAATATCCATAGTCTCTGTCGATTACTCTCATGCGGCCCACCCTGAAACGACTTGCCTGTTGGAAGATTTATTGATCCGCTTCGCCCTGTACCCAACGGCGAAAGTCCTGAACCCGTCGGCCCCGTGAGAGCAGTGGTCATGCAGCGGTGTCCGCTTGAGAATCTTCTTTTCTTCGTCGTATTCGGCCCTGTAGCCTTCCAAAGCCGATATGCCGGGGGAACACTTGCGCTCATCGAACCAGCACGAACCCAGGGCATTCCTCACGGCCTCGATGCCGTTCATGACGGCGTCCGTGTTCCGTGGGCGCTCAACGACGATGATCGGTTTGATCCCCAGCTCCTCGGCTACCTCGACCCTGCTCTTTGCGTGCTCGCCGGCGCTCATCTCTCGCACTGCCGCATCGTGGGGCATGTAGTGATCGCCATAAACGTAGGGCTTTTCCTTCAGGATCTTGGCGTAATGAGCCAAGCCCATGCCGCTGCTCTCGTAATAATCGATGCACCTGGTCTCCTTGCCGATGAACTGCGCGAACCAGATCGTCATGGAGTCGTCCACACCCAGATCCCAAAAGGTGTAGACTTCGGCGCCTGTCTCGTGGGGCACGCTCGTTATCCTGCCTTCCTTGCGAGCCAGGGCCATCTGTTTGGCGTAGTACGCGCCCATCACTGCGCCCTGGAACGAGCAGAAATACTCTTGCTGGAACATGGCCTCGCCCATCTCCGGCCCAAACGTCCCGACCAACTCGGCCCGGATCTCCTCCAGGCGCATCTTGGTAAAGACCGGCGTGTCGTCTGCAGTCAGGACTTGCGCGAACCAGCCAAGGGTGATGCGGGCGAAATCCAACATCTGTTTCAGGTGATTGTTTCCTCTGGACGTGGAGATGAACGCGGCCCATCCGCCATTTTCTTCAAGGATGGGGGAAAGGTAGGCCCAGGAACGAGGGTCACTGAGGGCGTACTCGGAAAAGACGATGCCAATAGGCGGGGAGCCGACCAGGGCGTTGTAGTTGTCGGAGCCCACAACCTGCCATGATGCACCGTTCTTGAAGCCGATGTACATGTCGGTGGATCGTATCGAGGCCCGCATCTCTTCAGGGAATGCCTCGTCGATCCGCTTCATGCCGGTCCGGGGGTTCACGGCCTCCCAAATGGCCTTGCGGCACTGGTTGAATTGCGGCAGCATATGCCAGTAGTTTCCGATGCGCTCTTGTGATGCCGTCGCAGTGAAGTGAAGGGCGATGTCATCTTTGCCCCAGCGGCGATGTGCGACCTCGACGGCACGCTTCCCGCCATTCTCCAGGTAATCCCAGAGGGCGATCTGATCGTCGCGCGGTTCCCACCCGTTATGAGGTAGCTCGACTCCCATCGGTATCCTTCGCCGTCTTCCGGCTGCAAAACTTCTTGATCGTGATCTGGATCGGCTGCTTGAGATCGACCTCGGTCTTGTCGTGCAGGAGGCCCAGGTGCCGCGCTAACAGCTCCAGGGACTTCACCTTGTCGCACAGCTCAAACTCGAACGTCGCGTCAAGGATCTGATCACCGTCCGGGTTGTCCTCAGTGCCTTTGGTGCTCCGAATGACGCGCTTGTCTTTCACCTTCTTGACGATCCGGGACTGCCCCTCGGCCAGGGTTTCAAACGGTAGGGCCTGGACCATGCCGCTCTCATCAACATGGATGAAATCGGCCATGTTGGCGAAGCCGATAAGGGCCAGCTCTTCCAGGACTTGATCGGCGGTAAAGGTGATCCGCGCCTTCTGCTTTTCAATCTCGGTGTCGATTGCGGCTTTTATGACTGGTTTTGACAGGTTTTCGGTTGCTATCTTGCGAGCCGTGCGGACGCTGTAACCGGCCCGAATCGCGGCCTGTGTAGCGTTTTTGTCCACCAAAAATTCGAGGACAAAAAGTTGCTGCTTTGCAGATAGTGTCAGGTTTGATACAGGTTTCGACAGATTTGAGGCAGATTTTGACAGATTTGGTGCAGGTTTGGAACTGGTCTTGGTAGTATTAGTGCATATCTTGGCCCTCCTCTTCGGTTTGGTCTTTTGGCGGGTGGGTTTTGATTTCAATGGTTTCATGGCCCCATTGGAACAAAAAACCAACCCGAACGATAGAACCCCAATAGGGGGTACCGTGGGGGTACAATCCCGGACAGATTTATTGGTTCCTCCGATTTAAGCATACTTGTGAAAAATATGTAGCAAGCTGAAGTCAGTAAAACGTTAACCTTGAGAAAACTGTTTGCTTTCGACCGGAAATAGTGGATATTCTTTTGTCCAAAAGGCGGGTGCAGCGAAGTGTGGGCTCCTTCCTGTACTCAATGATTGACTGATTTTTAGAACCATGCGAGAGTACAAACGGTAATGATTGAAATGATGTGGCACCGTCTGGAAACCAGGCGGTAAACGGAGATAACAAACATCAACCTGCATATCGGGAGAATCCGGTTCCCTCGACTCAATAAAAAGAGCCCATCATGGACAGCAAACAGAATCTCAAAGAAGAAATTGCCAGGGTTGCTTACGAAATCTACGAACAGATGGGAATATCCG